TAGATGGGCCGTTGCCAGCCATCTACATGAAGAAAGGTGAAAGAAGTTCCAGATAAAACTGGAACTCCTCTCTATTGGTTTGTAATATAAAGTTTACTTGCTTTGGACTTCGTCCATTGGTAAACGGGTGGTACCCTTTGGTCTGCCGTCCCCTAACGGGAACAGCGGATTAGGACCCCTTATCGGTTCACAGTTCCAACTAGTCTTTATTGACCGTTCGGAACCGTAACGTGGATGAAGGAGTCTAGATGAAATATCTAGGCCACCGGATGAATCCAACGGGCATCAAATACTAATCTTAAAAAATGAAAAAAAACAATAATTTCTTCTCAAATCTTAAGCTGTATTCGGATGTCTATAAGGCAGGTTCTATGATCTCACTCTCAAATGAAAAACATTTGAAGTTAGTACTTAAGAACATAGGATGGCGAATAGCCACCCTCTGTTTTATGAGTACTAAGGAAATCAACCGGTTTCGTCTGTTGCACAACTTCGCAGTTTTCTTACTTAAAATGGTAAGTAAACATGGAGAAGTGTATACAGTGAAATACCTAAAAGCTTGTCAACTTTGCATACAAAAGAAAATAGCAGGACAACCTCTCAAAAGTTTAAGAGAAGTTGAACCCGACTATTGCTTTCCAAGACTATCCAAATCGGGGCTACCATCTGTCATAAAGTTAACAGATAGAACCTCTATTTGTAATAATAGTTTTAAAGTTATAAGATTCTACTTATCTTTATTCTCCTTATATAGGATCATTAAGATTCCGTTTAATCCTAAGCTTAAAACTATTACAGATAGTTTTGGAGGGTCCCATATGCACCTCGATGATTTCAATAGATGGCTGAATAATAATTCACGCACTCTATTAACAAAATTTTCGACACTACATATCTCAGAGCTCTCTTCAAAACGGATTCTACCGATTTTGAAAGGATCTCCTTTGGGACCTCGAAGCTATAGTCATTTGATAAGTGCGTATTACTCATTGAAGGGGTCTTCCCTCTTTGAATCAATACAATCTTATATAAAAATGACTAGTTCTTCCAATATAACAACTGTTTTTTCCAATATAGAATATTTGACTAATAAGTATAAAATTCTATATTCGATAAAACCTTTGGGGAAACTTTCTTTCAAGCCTGAACCAGCAGGAAAATTAAGGGTATTTGCAATGGTTGATATTATCACCCAAAGCATTTTTAAACCACTTCATGATTCTCTGTTCAGTCTTTTTAAAAGAATTCCCAATGATTGTACACACGATCAAAATCGCGGGTTCAAGTTAGCTCAAGATTTATCTCTTAAGTATAACTGTTCCTTTGGTTTTGACTTGTCTGCAGCTACGGATAGATTACCTATATCTTCACAAATTTCTCTTTTAAATTCCTTATTTGGAATAGGAGATATTTGAGGAAAGATATTGGTTGATAGGGACTATATCATACCTGAAAATGAGTATGGTATTGAACCCCAAGTTATTCGTTATGCTGTAGGACAGCCTATGGGAGCCTTGTCTTCCTGAGCAATGCTAAATCTTGTTCATCATATGATGGTTCAATTTATAGCCGTTCATTTAAACAAAGTTCCCTTTGGACAGTGGTACGGTGATTACGTAATACTAGGGGATGACTTAGTTCTTTTTGATAAAGATGTAGCAGATCGATACCTGACTCTGTGTAAACAGATTGGGGTAGAGATAAACTTGTCCAAATCAATTATAGCTGAGCATCTCCCAGTAGTAGAGTTCGCGAAACGAACTTCTATCAAGGGAGTGGATGTATCCGCGCTATCCTTTAAAGAAATGTTATCATCTAACACTTTCTTTGGACGTCTAGCCGTTACAACACGCCTTATACGTAATGGTTGAGGTAAAGATCCTTACAGACTTTTAATATTGGGTAACCGGATGTCTATCCATAAAAAGATGGACGATCTGATATATCCTCTAGTCGGTTATGTAACTCAACTTTACCAAAACAGGGTTATTCCCCTTTCCTCAGTATTATCTCTTATCACATCTCGTGATAAACCTCTAGCATTCTTTGGTCGTAAGATTAATTGAATGACTACGAAGGTTATAACGAATGTCGTAAAGGAATATTTCAAAACGGGAACATTTAAAACTTCAATGCTCCCTATAAAAGAAAGATTCTTTGCGGAATACAACTCTATTACTTTTAAAGTCGCTCTTCTTCATAAAATCGAAAGATTAATAAAGAGGATTGAATCAAAAAGCTTAGAGGAGTATTGAGTTAATACTCTTGATAGAGGTCTACTAGAAACTCAAGAACTTCAAGATTGGTACAAATTAGCAACCTTTCCATTAGAATTGGAAAAACCGCTTACAGAGAGATCTTATTGATCCTCTGAGTCATTTGCACCTTTCAAAAAGATGTTCTTGGAATCTGCGCCACTTGGTGCAGCCTTTGATACAAGTAATAAATTATCTCTTGTAAATATTAGGTTGCTCCGGCATGGATTTGATATAGACCTCCAATCAGGAAAAGGGTCATCCTCATTAATAGATTTTTATCTACGAAAAAGAATAGAGCAATTCAGAAGCTTAAACAACTACTGAAATTCTATTGAATTCGTGGAAATCTCACTACAATACTTAGTAGAAAAAAAT